GCGCTGATCTACCGCGGCGTGTACCGACCCGACCAGCCCTATGCCAAGGGCGACGCCGTGACCTGTAATGGCTCGATCTGGGTCGCGCAGGACGCGACGACCGCGGTCCCGCGCGAGAGTCTCGCCGCGTCGCGCGCCTGGCTACTCGCGGTGAAAGAAGGCCGCCCGGGCAAACCCGGCAAGCCCGGCCTCGACGGGAAAGCCGGCCGGGACGGGAAGTCGTGAACCCCGCGATCGCCGCGGTGCCGCCGATCACGATCGTGCCGCGCTGCTGGCCGGACTCGACGATCGTCTGTCTGGCGACGGGGCCGAGCCTGACGCAGGCCGACGTCGACGCCTGCCGCGGCCGCGCGAAGATCATCGCGATCAAACACGCGATCGAGTTCGCTCCGTGGGCCGACGTGCTCTATGCGTGTGGGGCCGACGCGAGTCAGTGGTGGCCGCGCTACGGTCACGGTCTGCACGACTTTCCCGGCCTGCGCTTCACGCTCGATCCGAAGGCGGCGGCGTGGGCGACCGTGCTGAAGGAGACCGGGGTGACGGGCCTCGAGCGCGACCCGTCGGGCCTCAAGACCGGGCGCTGTTCCGGGATTCAAGCGATCAATCTCGCCGTGCATCTCGGCGCCTCGACGATTGTGCTGCTCGGGTATGACAATCAGTCTGGCCCCGACGGCCGCGATCATGTCTACGGCGCGAATCCGTCGAACCGGCGGCCGCCCTACGATCTCTTTCTCCGCTGCTTCGAGACGCTGGTTGAGCCGCTCGCCGCGCTGGGCGTGACGGTCGTGAACGCGAGCCGGGTCTCGGCCCTGTACACCTTCCCGCGCGTCTCGCTCGAGGAGGCGCTCGGATGATGCCGATCCGGGTCTTCATCGGCTGGGATGATCGCGAACCGGCGGCGTGTGCCGTGCTCGCGGATTCGATCCTGCGCCGGGCGCGGCATCCCGTCGCGATTGTGGCGCTGCGGCGCGCGGCGCTCGCGCATCTCTACACGCGGCCGCGCGGGCCGACCGAAAGTACGGACTTCAGTCTGACGCGCTTCCTGGTCCCGCATCTCTCGGGCTATGAGGGCCTGTCGCTGTTTCTCGATTGCGACATCCTCTGTCAGGCCGATCTCGGCGAGTTGCTGCTCTATCCGCTCGCCTATCCCGGCAAGGCCGTCTACGTCGCGCAGCACGACTACGTCCCGAAGGCGCTGACGAAGTTTCTCGACCAGGAGCAGACGATCTACCCGCGCAAAAACTGGTCGTCGGTGATGCTCTTCGACAACGCGCGCTGCCGGGCGCTCACGCCCGACTACTTGAACCACGCGAGCGGCCTCGAGCTACATCGCTTCGCGTGGCTCCGCGACGAACAGATCGGCGCGCTGCCGCTCGAGTGGAACTGGCTGGTCGGTGAATACCCGCCGAACGCGACCGCGAAACTCCTGCATTACACGAACGGCGGCTGCTGGTTCCCGCCGACGCAGGACTGTGACCACGCGGATCTCTGGCGCGCGGCGCGGGATCAGATACTCGCGACCGCCGACGTGTGCGCCCCGGCGAGGTCCGTATGATGGCCGCGATCGTGGCCGTCGTGACCTCCGTCGAACTGCTGTCGTTTACGCCGCAGTCATTCCGGGCGGATCAAACCCTCGCGGCGCTCGGCCGCGCGGTGCTCCAGGCCGGCGTGCGCGTCAGTCAGAGCCGCAGCTATCAGGGCGGCGCCGATCTCCTGTTGCTGTGGGGCCCGGGCGGCCGCGACCGCGTCGACCCGATGCGCCGGCAGCTCGCCGCCGGCGGGCACGTCGCCTGTTTCGATCTCGCGTACTGGGACCGGCACCGGAAGGTCCGGGTCTCGATCGACGCGCCGCATCCGCAGGCCTGGGTGCTCAAGCGCGACTGGCCGCCGACGCGGCTCAAGGCGGACTATCTGCGCACCGCGCACAGCTGGAACCCGACCGGGCCCGTGATCCTCGCCGGCATCGGCGACAAAGCGCGCGCGCAGTACGGCGTCGCGGTCGATCTCTGGGAAGCCGCCCGGCGGGCCGAGTGTCGCCAGCGCGGCCTGCGCGTCGTTGATCGGCCGAAGCTCCCGGGTGGGGATCGCACGATCGATCAGGCCCTGCGGGGCGCGTCGCTGGTCGTGACGTGGCACTCGAACGTCGCCGTCGATGCGATTCGCCTGGGCATTCCCGTGGTCTGTCAGGACGGCGCGGCCGCGGCCGTCTGTCCGGCGGCCCTGCCCGAGACGCTCGCCCCCTTGCCGGTCGCGATCCGGAATCGCTTTCTCGCGAACCTCGCCCATTTTCAGTGGAATCCGCAGACGGAAGCGGCCGCGTGCTGGGCCTGGCTGCAGGACGTGCTCGCATGAGCCGCGGGATGCGCATCGTCGCGCCGTTTCGCCCGTTTGTGGCCGAGGCGCCGCATCATCAGGAGCTCGCGGCCGCCGAGACGCCCTTCGACTGGATCGCCGCGATCCGGATGATGAGTCACAGCGCGGCCGTCGCCTGTCAGTGCCCGGTGCACGTCATCACCGACGTCGACACCGATCTGCCGGTGCCCTGTCTGAAGTACCAGACGACGGCCCGCCGGTTGATGCTCTGGAACTTCGAGGTGTGCCTCGCGTACCTGCGGTCCGCGGACTTCGATCGCGACACGGTCATGCTCGACTCGGATCAGCTGGTCTATCAGAACCTCGCGAAATGGTTCCGCAAGGGCGTCGACCTCGGGATCCTGATTCGCGAACCGCCGAAGCAGGACCCGCTGAGTTATCCGATTCTGAACGGCGTCCAATGGTGGGCCCTCGCCGGCCGGGACCGGCTGATCGCCTTTTACGAACAGGCGCTCGCGATCGCCGCCGCGCTGCCCGAGGACCAGATCGTCTGGGGCGCCGACACGACGGCGCTCTGGCGGCTGCTCGAGCCGATCGAACCCGGGCGGCATCATCGCGCGGGCCTGACGGTGGCCTTGATTGATAGCCGACCGGTCCTACAGGCGCTCTCCGGCCTCCAGATGCGGTGGGTGACGCAGGGGTGCCTGCCGCGGCCGACGCACGCCGTGCTCGATTTTCGCAACACCCGCAAGCCGTACATGCAGGCGGTCTATGACGCCACGATCGCGTCGGCGGTGCCGGCATGATGGCGCACTACTGGCCGACCGTCGACGGCTGGTTCAATCAAAGCGTCCGGCCAGGCTTCGATCGACTGCTCGCGAGCCTGCCGGCGGACCGACCCTCGACGCTCGTCCAGATCGGGACCTGGGTCGGCCGGGCGACGGCGTACCTCGGCGTCGAGATCGTCAACAGCGGGAAGCCGGTGACGCTCGTCGCGGTCGATCACTTCCAGGGCTCGGCCGAGATCGATCACCACCCGCGCGCGGTCAATGTCCCGCGCAGCGAGGCGCTCTTTCGCGCGAACACGGCGCCCCTCGCGACGGCGCTCGGCGACCGGTTTGAGATTCTCGTCAGTGACTCGGCCGCGGCCGCCATCCTGTTCGCGGATGGGTCGGTCGACGCCGTCTGGATCGACGGGGCGCACAGCTATGACCTGGTGAAGCGCGACCTCGACGCCTGGATCCCGAAGATCCGCGCCGGGGGCGTCATGGGCGGCGACGACTTCGATCGCCGCTGTCCCGGGGTCACGCGGGCCGTGCTCGAGCGCTTCGGCCGCGCGGCGGCCGTGCCGGGGGCGGTCTGGTGGCTGACGACGATCACCCACGAGGAGCAGCCGTTTTGACGGCCATCGCGACGCCGCGCTTTGTGACGCCGATCCCGTGGCGGCGCCGGCTGCTGCAGTACGGGGCGCCGGACACGTACCGCCTCGCCGCCGCCTGGCTGCAGGAGTGCGCGACGGTCGCGGATTGGGGCGGCGCGTCGGGCTGGTTCTCGCTCTTCCTGAACGGTCGCACGTCCGCGTACACCTGCGTCGACGGCACCGAAGCCTTCGAAGGGTTGACGCCGCGCGTGCTCGCGGATCTGACGACGTATCACACGCCGAGCGACGGCATCCTGCTGCGGCATGTGCTCGATGAAACGCCCGACTGGCGCCCGATCCTCGTCAACGCCCTCGCGGCGTTTCGCCAGCGACTCGTCGTCGTGACGTTTACGCCGAGCGTGCCCCTGACGCGGATGGCGAAGCGCGGCGGTGGCTGGCCCGTCTGGCATTTCAACCCCGCCGATCTGACGACGCTGATGGGCGATCTCCTCGTCCGGGTCGAGGACGTCCCGACGACGCATCCGGAGCGCGTGTATTACTTGGAGCGGCCGCGATGATCGTCGTGAGCCCGTACCGCCCGTTTATCGCCGAGAGCCCCGCGCACAAGAAGCTCGGCGCCTTCGACTGGGTCGGCGCGCTGTCGATGTTGCGGACGAGCGTCCGGCGATCCTGCGCCTGCGAGACGCACGCGCTGACCGACGTGGACACCGATCTCGGCGTGCCGGCGTACCGTTACGCCACGACGCATCGGCGGCTGATGCTCTGGATCCTCGAGGTGTCGCTCGCGTACCTCGACTCGGCCGACTTCACGGACGACACGGTGATGATTTCCCCGGACATCCTGATATTCGGGGACCTGGCGCCGTACTTCAGCGCGGATCTCGGGGTGCTCGTGCGTGCGGGGCCGAAATACGTCGACAAGCCGTTCCTGAACGGCGTCCAGTGGTGGCGGCACGCGGCGCAGGCCCGGCTCGTCCGGCTCTACACGCGCGCGCTCGCGATCGCTGAGCGGCTCCCGGACAACGCCATCAAGTGGGGGGCCGACACGTTGCCGTTTGTCGAGCTCCTCGCGCCGTTCGTCGTCGGGCGCTCCGAGCGCGCCGGGGTGACCGTGGTCGGGATCCGGCACACCGACGTGCTGCAGGGCGTGACCGGGTTCGATCAACTGCGGCTGAGCCGCGGGCAACGCGTCACGCCGGTCAAGCCGATCGTGGATTTCAAGTACCTCCGGAAGCGGCACATGCGCCGCTATTTCGCCGCGACCATCGGATCGGCGGTGGCCGCATGATGCCGACCCTGGATCTGAAGATCGTGCACGGCTGGTGGTATCCCGCGGCGGACGCGTTCATGGCGAACGAGATGAAGGCCGATGGGTCCTATCAGCGATCCCATCTCGACGCCGCGCTGAGCTACGTGACGGATTTCCGCTGTGCGATTGACGGCGGGGCGCACGTCGGGACGTGGTCGCGGATTTTGAGCGGGCACTTCGAACGCGTGATCGCCGTCGAGCCGAGTGCGGACACGTTCGCCGCCTTGCACGCGAACATGCTGCAGTTTTACTGCGCCAATGTGGAGCTTCACGAGGCCGCGCTCGGGGCCACGGCCGGGCGCGTGTCGATGGTTCTCGACGGCCGCGGCTTGACGCTCGCGAACACCGGCGCGCGCTACGTGACGCCGGGCGGGGCGATTCCCCGGATCACGATCGACAGTCTGGCCGTCCCCGCCTGCGGGTTCCTCAAGCTCGACGTCGAAGGCTCCGAGCTCCAAGCGCTGCAGGGCGCGAAAGAAACACTCGCGCGGTGCCGGCCGGTCGTGCTGTTCGAAGATAAACGGTTTGGCTCGCGGTTCGGCGAGGCGCGCGACGCCACGCCGCAGTTCCTGACGTCGGTCGGCTACAAGCACGTGCTGCGCTCGGGCTGCGATGAAATCTGGGCGCCGATGTCGATGGGGGGACGCCGATGACGGCCCTCGCGCGCTCGTCCTGCGCCTGCGCGCGGTGCCAAGCGGCGTGCGCCCGGATGCCCGGGTGCTTCCGTCCGGGCGAGCCCGCGCGGGCCGCCGACCTGCTGGGCCTGACGCTCGAGGCCTTCACCGCGCGGTATCTCGCGACTGCGAAGACGCATTTCGGGACGCGCGCGGTGCTGCCACGGATCGTCGGGACGCCGCCGGGCAGCGTCTACGGCACGACCGACGCCGGGCCCTGTGTGTTCCTCGAGGCCGGGCGCTGCGCGATCTACGCGGCGCGGCCGTACGAATGCGCGCACGGGAATCCCTGCGACGACTCGCGCGCCCATCAGGACGCGTATTACGACGCACGCGACGTCACCGCGAAGCTGTGGGCGGGGGCCGCGTCATGAACGTCCTCCTCGTCGGCGCCGGCAAAGGCTCCTGGCAAATGCGGGGCGAGCAGCTCGGCGCGGCGATCGGCGCGCGCGTGACGAGCGATCCGACGCCAGCCGAGTGGGCCTGGGCGACGGTCGCGATCCTAGTCAAGAACCACGGCGCCCGGTTTGCCTCGACCGCGCACTCGCGCGGGATCCCGATCGTCTGGGACGCCGTCGACTGCTGGAAACAACCGCTCGACAACGGCGCCGACGACACCCGCGCGCGCGCGCTCCTGGCCGCGCAGCTCACCGTGATCCGGCCGGCGCTCTTCATCGGCGCGACGCAGACGATGGCCGACGCCGGCGGCGGGGTCTACCTGCCGCATCACAGTTGGCGGGGCCTCTGGCCCGTGCCACCCCGTGACGCCGTCGCGCGCGTCGCCTATCAAGGGAACCCGGCGTACTTGGGCACCTGGCGCGGCGCGATCGAGGCGGCCTGTCGCACCCGCGGCTGGACGTTTGCGCTCGCGAGTAGCGACGGCGAGATCGGCCGCGATCTCTGGCAAGCGGATCTCCTGGTCGCGCTGCGTGACGGCCCGTGGGACGGCCCGATCTGCCGCCAATGGAAGAGCGGGGTGAAACTCGTGAACGCCATCGCGGCGGGGCGCCCGGTGATCACGCAACCCTCGGCGGCGTTCCGGGAACTGCAGCCGCCCGGATCGGCGATTGAGTCCGTGGCGGATCTCGCGGCGGCGTTCGACACCTGGACGTCCCTCGAGGCGCGCACGCGCGCGTATGAGTGCGCCCGCGCGCAAGCGCCGGCGTACACGCTGCCCGCGATCGCCGAACGGTACCGGACGATCCTCGCGGATCGGAGCATCGCATGGGCCGCGTGATCACCCTCGTCGATTCGTTGATCAGCGGGCCGCTCGTGCCGCCCCTGACCGAGGCGTACGTCAAGAAACACATCAAGGCGACGGCCGACAGTGAGAACGTCCTCGTCGCCTCGTGGATTCTGGCCGCGGCGTCGTACTTCGAAGAACAGACCGGCCGGCAGATCATGTTGGCCACGCGCGAGGCCTGGCTCGATGCGTTTCCGACGAACGGGAAGATCGAACTCCCGCATCCGCCGCTGCAGAGTGTCGTCAGCGTGCTGTCAGTCGACGGCAACGGCGACGTCGTGCCGTTCACCGATGGCGGCTCACCCGAGGCGCCGCTCTATCAGGTGCGGGCGCCGCAGGGGCCGTACGCGGTTCGCGGCTGGATCGAGCCGGTGTTCGGGCAGACCTGGCCGTCGACGCGCAACGAAGCGGGCGCGGTCCGCATTCAGTACACGTGCGGCTACGGGGACGCGGTCGAACAGGTGCCGGATCTCATCAGCGCGATCCTCTGCTACCACGTGGCGCATCTGCATCAGTTGCGGGCGGCGGTGCACAAGGAACAGACCGGCGAATCGATCACAGAGGTGCCGTTCGGCCTGACCGACATGCTGCGGGCCTTCAAGTACTCGGCGCTGCCGACGGTGCAGCTCCGGAACGATTGGCTGCTATGAGTGGCCTGAACGCCGGCGATCTGGATCGCGAAATCGTGTTGCAGACCGCGCCGACGGTGCAGAGCGACAGCGGCGAGGAGACCTTCGACTGGACGAACGCCGTCGAGGCGACCGTCTGGGCGCAGTGGTTGCCCGCCGGCACGACGGAAGCCTGGAAAGCGCAACAGCGGCTCGGGAGTTATGTGGCCGGCGTGTTTCACATCTACGACCGCGATCCGCGGCCGACGCCGGACGATACGCGGATTCTCTTTGACGGGCGGGTGTTCGATATCAAGCCGTACGTCGAGATCGGCCGCGGCGACGGACTCGCGATTCCGGTGATGGCGAGGGGGGAGTGAGATGCTGCGCGCCTGGCTGCGCCGCTGGCTCGGGATCGACGTGCTGATCCCTGAGGGGGCGCAGGTGTTCGTCGTCTGCCACAAGGGGGAGCCGCTCCGTGTGTGTCGGACACAGGCCGACGTGCGGGACGCGCTCGAGGAACTGCCCATCCCGTCGCGGGTCTTTCAGGTGCCGGTGCGATGACGATCGGGACCGCGCTGCGCGCGCATCTGCTCGGCGACGCGTCGATCGCGGCGCTCGTCGTCGCCCGGATCTATCCGTTGCGGTTGCCGCAGAAAACCGTGCTGCCGGCGATCGTGCTGACGCGGGTCTCGGGCGTGCGCTACGGGCATTTGCGGGGCAATGACGCGCTCGCGCGCGCGCGCTATCAGGTCGACGCCTGGGCGGCGACACACGACGCGGCGACCGAGCTCGGGACGCTCGTGCGGCAACGCTTAAACGGCTACGCGGGCCTCTGGTCCGACGGCGAGAGTCCCGAGACGAGCGTCTACACCAAGATCCTCTTCGACGGCGAACAGGATCTCTTTGACGAGGATATTTCGGGCGGGTCGTGTCGGCATTCCGCCGACTACGTCCTGTTCCACGGCACGGCGGACGGGACCGTATGACCTAACGCATCTGACGCCGTCGATCTAGGGGCTACACCCCGAACGGCTGCTCGGCCTGAGCCGCCGCCGCTTTGAACCCGGACCGATCGACGACACAGGCCGCAGAGAGCACGAAGGCCGCTCTGACTCGCCCGCGCACATGTTGCGGGCTGGGACAGCGCGGCCTTTTTGTTTTGGCGGCCGCGATCTTCGACTCGGCGATTCACGGGCACGGCACGGTAACGCACGAACCTCGCAGGAGACTCGACA